CCAATCTTGGCTTCTCGGATCAGGTCGGCTAGATCAAGCAGCTGGTCAAGCGTGCGGTTGTCGCCAGTGCCCATACCGACGATGATGACACGAAATTGCATGTCTGCAACCACGTTGGTTTCCACAAGGATTGTCGGTGCCTCGACGATGCAGCATGGCACGTTGATATTGCGTGGGTCGTTGAACACTGTCAGCCCGGTAATGGTTTGCAGTTTGGCTACCAGCTGGTCGTACCCGGTCTTGAACAATGTGTCAGGCATCAGGCCACCTGTGGCTTATTGACTCCGAGCAGGCGCAGGATCTGACCATAGTTGCCGGTCACCGGGCCACCTGTTGCTAGTGGGTCAAACGATGCAAAGGCTTCGGTGCTGCCGCGTTCGCGGTACAGGATGGCTGCGTACTGCACGGTGCCCAGCTTCGTGTCGCCACCTGGCACCGAGCTTGGTGAATCGAAATAGCCGGACTCCTGGCGCTTGCGATACGCAAATTGGTTGGCTGCGCTGATTGCCATGTTGGCAACGTCCAGGTCGGCGCTCGGGTTGGTGAACGTGAAGCCAAGGTAATCCTCGAGGTCATCCAGGACAATCCAGGAGCACGTGATGCTGTATGTGACTGTGCCGGTGGCAGCTGCTCGATCAGCATCATCCGTGGTCAGTGCGAACTGCACCTGATTCGGGATGATGGTGTCACTGTCGTACTGGTAATCACCCTGCTGGGATACGCCGATGAAGTAATACTCGGGCAGCGCCAGAATCTTGTGTGTGCCATTCCATGTGGCGTTGATGCCACTGATGGTTATTGACTGTCCGACCTCAAAGTTGTGAGGCTCAAGCAACTGAACGATGGCAACATTACTGACAACCTGTTTATGGGTTACCGAGTAAGTCGCCACCGTTCAGAGTCGCCTGGAGGGAACGAACTAGATCAGGGAACGCGCTTGACGAACTTGGTTGCGTCAATCATCAACGTGGCGAAGTAGCCACGGAACTTGATGTAACGCGACAGTGAGCCGTCAGCTGCTTCGACTTGGATTGCGCCCTTCTGTTGCTCGAAAATCTCAAAGCCATCCGGGTGTCCAACAATCGCGGTGCTGGTCGCAAAATTGCGATCAACCACCACGCTCAGACCAAAGGCGTTTCCAGTCAATGCACCTGGCGAAACTGCACCAAAGGCATTCATCGGGCCGATGTTCGGGAACAGTGGACGATCAGCTGTGTCAACCAGTTTGCCCAAATCTGCCCACAAGTTAGGCGACAGGAACAGATGCGTTGGCAGGTTGCCGTTGCTGTTCGTCAAAATGTCTGACGCGGCATTGTAAATGAACGCAATCCATTCTGCTGGGTCGGCGCTATTTGCCAGGGCTTGAGTTTGCGTTGTGCCACTCAGCAATGCGTCAGCTGCTACGTCATCGGTCTGGTTGGCGTAAATGCGCGCCATGTCATCGACCAGGAGGCCGAGCACTTCGGGCTCAGTCCAGTCCATGTCCTCTTCCGACAGGCGAACGTAGCCGCCGTAGACCTCTTTGGTGACGTTGTTGTTGGAGACAACGAACGTGCCTTGATCAAGGTTGGCGTTTTCGCCGTTGCTGGCACCAATCGTGGTGTGCGTGGTCACTTCTGGGCGACGGAACACTTTGCCGCCACCGGGCATTGCCTTGACGCCGATTGCGTCAACGACCGGGCGCAGGCCACGGAAGTTGTTGTACACCGGGCCGACGATTGGCTCGGGCAGGATGCCGGGCGTGTCGGTCGTGACTACATCGGGCGCAGCAGCCTTGATGTTGGCAAGGAACTCTTGCGCTTCGGATCCACCGCGGATGATCTTGCTGATGTATTCAGCAGCTGATGGCAGCTTGAACTCTTTGCGCGGTGCAGCAAACAGCATTTGTGGTGCTGGTGCTGGTGCAGGAACTTCGGCTGGTGCTTCGACCTTGACTTCTGACATTGTGGTTGTCTCCTCTTGGGGTTCGGTCGCTGCAACCTCTGTAATCATAGCGCCCTTGAATGCAGGTGCTGTTACCAATGATAACTCCACCCAGTTCGCTTTTTTGATGATCATGGTGCCGTTGTCGTCATACGTCGCGTCAATTACGTCAACGCCGACCGATACGGAGTCCACGGCTTCGTCCTTGATGAGCTCGAGCATGTCGTTGCCTTCGGAGGTGGCGCTGATTCGGGCTGTGAACAGCATGCCCTCCTCGGAGTCCAAGCGGCCTGTGACTACGCCGACCGGCTGCTCAGAATCGTGATATTTCAACAGTTTCGGCTTCTTGCCAGTCACTGGCAAGGCACCGCGCTCAAACTTGACGCGAGTACCGTCACTGACGGTGGCCTCGGTATCCCAAGGTACGGCGACACCGCTGATTGAGCGTGGCGACTCGCCATCCTCGGCAAGCACAAACGTGTTCTCGGCTGTTAGGCGAATCATCATGCCTCACTTTCGTCATTAGAGGGTAGCCCCCGAGCCGGTGCAGCGTTGTCCGACTCGGGAGACATTTCGGCTTCCTCCAGGTAGCTCTCAACGTCTAGGTAAATGTAGCGACCGCGTGGTGTGATGCTGTTTTGGCTTAGAGTCTGCTCGATGCAGTCAATGAACGGTTTGGCACCGAACAGGTACAAATCTTGGCGTGCTTGCTGTGCATTCTGATACGTCATGCCCGAACCTGATGGTGCACCAACTAGGTACGGAGGAATGTTCGCTAGGCGTGCCATCTCGAGCGCCTGATATGTGCGTGCTTCTGTGAGCTGCAGCTTGCTCGGATCCATGTACGACTCTTTCCATTCGACGTACTGGTTCAACGCAGCAATGGCGTTGTTGTTTCGTGCAGCTGCAAAGCCTGCAGCCAGTTCGGACAATTCCTCACCGCTCAAAGGCTCACCTTCGGTCTGCTTTAGGACACCGGCTGGTGTCTGATTCTTGGCAAACCGCTCGGCGCTGGTGTCTAGGTTGATGTTGGTACGGATTGAGCGTGCACCCATCGTTAGCAAGCCTTGGATGGGGCTGAGAAACTGCACTACGTCGTTCGGGTCAAGCCGGTAGCCGTTGAAATACACTTCCTTGCTCGGGCCGAACCATTGTGGGCCAGCCTGGTCACGTGTCTGCACGTTGTCTGCCGGAATCCATGTGAACGTCGCTGGGAAGCCGTTGCCGAATCGGCTGGTCACAATCCAGAATGCGCGTCCGTAAAACAGCAAGTCGTCGGTCGTCCAGGACATGATGAAGTTGCGTGTGACGTTCGGGTCGGGCTGATGGAACCACGTGTCATCCGGTAGGTGCACGTCCTCGTAGTCCTCGCCCACCCATTGCTTCGAGTACTGGTGAATCTCTAGGCAGCCGACCATCGAGCAGATCAGGTCACGTGCCCGGCTGATGGTGGGAATCTGAATGGCAGCCGACCTATTGAAGTCGGTGGTGTAGGTCATGAAGTTGCCGACAAGCGGATTGCCAGCAGCGCCAGCAGCGCCTATTTCAGCCTTTGTGTTATTAGCGACAGCGCGCTTGAGAGAGAATCCAGCCATTGTGCAGTTGAGTCTAGGCGCTCGATGCAATGACAGGTCGGTTCACCATCGGGCGTGGTCGGCTCATCATGCCAACAGCCCACACCAAGCACCGTGCCAACTCAATCGGCCCGGACGATTTCTGCGATGACAACGCGATAGCGCCAGGAGTACGCACCGCCACAGCTCGACCAACATGCTCAGCCAACATCGTTTCACCAGTGTGCTTGACGCGACCTTCGTTGATCAGATTCTTGACCATCGACGTGTACCGGCTGATTTCCTGGTACCCGACCAGCACCCTGCGACGTTGCAGATCGGAGGGGCAGTTGGTGTCCAGTGTCGGCGTGATAGCAACTTGCAAGCCTGAGTTGGAGGCCAACTGATGTCGAATGTTATCCCACACTTGTGTAATGGTTTCGCACATGAATGCGACAGTCGCAGTCAGCATCCCAGCAGTATTCGCGTTCACACGTACAGCCACGTACCGGCCATCGTCTAAGGAGACTTCCACGGCGAGCACGCCTCCAGGCAATGGTGGCAAATCGGTACGACAAGACTCCCACCGTCCAGGTGGCAGCCACGAGAGCTCTGATTGCACCCATAGGTTCACGCTAGAGCGCAGGAACCCGGCACGATTCGGCCCTTTGGATTCGGCCTGGACTGTGCGTATGTCAAGCGTGTGCCCAAGCGCCGGATTGGCGTACTCCCACGCAGCCTCGGTCATCGGATCCAGTTCAGGTGGTGGACTGTATTCAGCCAGGTACACCGAATTCGTGGTTTCACCTGAATCAATCGCACGCAAGCCTTGCTCACGCCACCTGAGCATCGCAATGCTGTCCTCGGTGCCTGCGGTGCTCCACATTGAGCACAACGGATTTGGCCGGGCACGCTGAGTCGGCAGCAGACCAATATCGAGCGTCTCAGAGTCAATGCCGAACACTTCGTCGGCAATAATCAAGTCAACAGACATACCGTGACCACTCGATGGCCGGGCCGCTTTGACGTACCACTTCGAGTCACCAACCTTGATGCTGTTACGGCCGTAAGCCCACACAGCTTTGACACCAGCCTTCTCCTCAATGATCGGTGCCAGGTCTTGAAACAGTGCCGTGGCTAGATCGAGCCGGTGAGCTGTACTGAGAATGGTTTGTGGTCCGGCCGTCAGCGAGTACTTGAGCAGCCACCACGACAGCAGGCTCTTGAGCGCTACTGTCTTTCCGTTTTGTCGGCTGACACTGACGAGAGAAACGTGGTTGAGGAACTGCCCTTGAGCATCCACGGCCAGTTGACCGTTGAGAACATGCCTCTGCCAAGGCATGAGCTCCACTCCGAGAATGCGCTTAGCCCAATCTGCAACTTCCGGCCCATAGCTTCCGGCAGCATCCGTGATGATCGTTTCGATTCTTGGCAGGTCATGACCTTTTCCTTTTCGCTCGGGCTTTGTCTTTTCGGATAACGAGAACGA